TGGTGATGATGCACAGTTACGACCACGCCAAGCGATGTCGCGCCTTTCATAAGAGTCTGCCAGGTGGTCACAAAGTTGGCTGGTACTTCAAGAAGGCGGTCAACGATTTCAAGCTCTACGAGCGCAATCTGCTGACCACCCAGACGAACCGCATGTTCCATATGGCCGACATGACGGGCGACGTAAGGCGCAAGTATGGTGACATCAGTGATGCCGAGTACTACGAGTTTTGGAAGGGCGTTGGTGGTGTGGCTTACGAGCGCACCAAACCGCTGATCACATCACTCTGGAATAAGTACCGTTTGAGCCTTTTAGAGCACGGTGTGAAGGACGCTGAGCACGTAGCCTGGGTGATGTGCGCACAGGCCGCTCTCGACCTCGCAGGAGCCATGTATGAGAGTGCCATGAAGGAATGCGAGAACGGGCTGGAGCTCCATCGCAAAGTGCTCGACGAAGTGTTCAGCCAGTTCTCCTTGAAGACCATTTCAAAGGATTGGATGCGAGCACTCATGCTGCTGGCACCTGAGACAGACCCCATCAAGCTGTCGGACGTGGAAGAGCGGAACATCGACCTCGGTCTGCAACAACTCATGGAGGCGTGGCTTGATCCCGAACTGCTCTACTCGTCGGCATCAGGAGCCGTTGACGACTTCAATGAGATATTCGCATCGAAGGGTTTTGTGAAGAAGGTACAGCGCGAGATAGCAGAGGTAAAGGCCGAAACATTGAGAGAAATAGAAAAAGAACTATGAGTGAAAACAAAATACCATTACCAAGTGAGCAGGACGCGAAACCGCAAGCCCCGGACTTCCTGAAAGCCGACGAATGGTTTGACATCGACATCAGCGGTGACCTGCTGGACTTTGCCGAGCCATACAGACCGCCACGCTACACGATGGAGCGCGATGGTGTGCCGTTTGCAGACGTTGGAGAGTTGCATATCATCTCAGGCAAACCTGGTCACGGCAAGACAGGTCTGATGTCACAGCTGATGGCGACCTGCCTATGTGGTCAGCACGGCAACACGAGGCGACGCGACGTGTATCATCTGGTGAGACAACCCGACGGGCTGCAAACGGAAGAGATGGTGGATGTGCGCGTGCTCTACATCGACACGGAGCAGGGTAAGGATGACACGATAGCTATCAAGAACCGCGTGTGCTCAATGGCGGGCATCGACTACACCAAACCAACACAGCAGTTCACCATCCTGAGACTCCGCGACACGGAATTGGCACAAGACCGATGGCGCAAGATACTGAAGGCGATCCACACCGTGAGACCTACCGACATATTCCTGGACGGTATGCTCGACATCGTGAAGGATTACAACGACCAGACCGAGTGCCAGCCGATTGTGCGCCGTTGCATGATGACCGCCACCGAGTATGATGCCTCGCTGTGGGCCGTGCTCCACGAGAACCCGTTGGTGGATAAGCTCGTGGGTGTGCTCGGTAGTATTACCCAGCGCAAGGTGAGCGAGATTTTTACTGTGCAGAAAGTGAAGCAATGCGACCTAAAGGCGAACGAGAAGCGACCAGACCTGCCCGACATCTACTTCCGTGTGAAGCAGGTGAAAGCCCGTGGCCGTGATGTCAGCGACTGGCTCTTTGAGTACGTCACCAATGCCGGAGGCTGGGGACAGCCCGTGGAGATCAACGACAACGGCACGAAGGTGGTGAACACACGAGAAATGGAGTTTATAAAAGAAGCCGATGAGCGATTCAGTAAACTGACTTGGACTTCGGCTGGATTGAGCCGGACAGAGGTTGACAGCGGCCTGACAAGGCAGGGCGTGACGAGCAACCGACGAAAAGCTGACCTGATAAACAAGGCGATGGATGTCGGCATCATCTATAAGGATGGCACCAAGGAACGTCCGAAGTATCACTACAAGGGACTCGACAAACCGCTGCCGAATGACGAGACGCAAGACCTGCCATTTGACAAACCAGATAACAACGATTTAGAATTTTAGGAACTATGAACAAAAAGCAAGCACCGACATTCTCACAGCTGAGTTACATTGTTACGGGCATTCTCGCGGCACACGTTCAGCGAGGTGATGAATTATCCCAGACGGTGATAGAAAAGGCCGTGTTCGCCGCAAAAACGGCAGCAGAAGCCATCGAGGATATTGTCAACGAGTACACCGACGATGAAGACGGCAGTATCAAGACTGACCCGTTCAAGGACTATCCCTGGAGCGACAAGGAAGAGCGATACACCGACCTCGCCAACCATCTGAGGGCGCAAGGCGTGACGAGCAATCGACGTATCAGCGAAATCTTCCATGATTCACTCGAAAAGGGTTATCTGATGAAGAACTCGCTGACGGGTAAATATAAGCACTCGGAGCCGTGATTCCCACCGCTTAGCCCGTTTCCCTATTCCCCACCCTTTACTTAACTAAGTAAAGGGATGGGAATGGGAAACCACGCACACGGGCGACGCGCGTAGCGCACGCACACGCACGTTTATGGTTTTACAGATAATCGACTCCAGATGACTGCCGAAAAACATTCTTTGCAAAGATTTCGCAAAATGTTTATAAAGATTTGCCGAAATGTTTGCAAAGAATCTAAAATCGGCTGCTGACAATATATCAACTCCAAACTAACCGACCTATGCCAAAGATCAGTGACGACATCATCAGAACGGTACTTGAACAGGCGAAGATAGAAGACGTGGTGGGCGACTTCGTGACCCTCCGCAAGGCTGGCGTGAACATGACGGGCATCTGCCCGTTTCACGACGATCAGCACGACGGCAACTTCATCGTGAGACCATCGACGATCTCAGAAGCGAACCATGGCAACACCTACCGCTGTTTCGTGTGCGACGCAAAGGGTGGACCGGTGCAGTTCCTGATGAATGCGGAGCACATGACCTTCCCCGATGCCATCCGCTACCTTGGCAAAAAGTATTGTATCGATGTCGATAACATCCCGCTCAACTGGACGCCACCGCCACCAAGACCGATACCGCCACCACTGCCACCGCTGGTGATGGAGCGAAAATGGGTGAAGCAGCTGATGGGCGACTACAACTACAACCCATTCACATTGTGGTTCGGGCGACTGCCATGGAACGACATGCAGAGGCGACAGATGAAGCGCACGCTCTGGCAGTATTGCGTAGGCTGTTGGCATGATGGGCGAGTGGTGTTCTGGTATATCGACCACGAGGGAATCCCGCGCTCTGCCAAGCTGATGAGCTACCATGCCGACGGTCACAGAGACAAGGAGCGCAACCCCGGTTGGCTCTACAATCAGGATGGCTACCGCGACATCTGCCGACCAGATGAGCACACGATACTAAAACCGCTGTTCGGCTCCCACTTGTTGAAAGCCTATCCAGATGCCAGCGTGAACGTGGTGGAGAGCGAGAAGACCGCCCTCATCATGGCGAACTACTTCGGCAATCCCGATCAACAGTTGTGGTTGGCCTGTGGCGGTCTGAAGTTCCTGAAGATAGAGTCGATGCAACCGCTGATAGACCAAGGGCGCAAAGTATGGCTCTGGCCCGACAAGGACGGTGTGGAGGGTTGGCAGGAGGTGGCCGACAAACTGGGCTCTGACAATGTACAGGTTTATACCAAATTCTTCGATTCCTGCTGGATTGAGGAAGATGGCCCGAAAGCTGACATCGCCGACATCGCCGTGAGGATGCTCTATCATCCAGATTGGGTGCCAAGGAAGGTGGAAGAGCAGGGCGCGACCGCTAAAAGCCAAGAGGCTGTTCTACCCCTCGGCGCGACCCTGCCACCACCACCTGAAGGCATCAGCGAAGCGGAATGGCTGGAGCACCTGGAAATCATGAAACAGATAAGCGACTATGAACTGGTACATCCGCAAGATGAACCACTGATAGACCACGAAGAACTCCGAGACCCGCGACTCCATCAATGGCGCGAGACGCTGAGAATGAAATACAACTTTAACAAAACCAAACAAAATGAGTGAAGAAAAGAAAGAAGGCTACGAGCTGCTTCAGACCAAGGTATCGACCAAGGCGGCTGAACGGCTGAACCGCATCGCACGCAACAGAGGAACAACGACCTACGGACTCATCCAACTGGTGTGTCAGTTCCTGATCCGCACGGCATCTGGAGATTACAACCTAAGCGACGACATCAATCGACTGCTGACGTTGTTCCATCTTGAGCCGGGTTGGAAAGATGCGTACAACAGTTGCGACCCGACAGCCGACACCGAGATAGCACAAGAGATTTTGATCCTTCAGCAACCAGGTCGCAGAGGATTCGGGGCCGTGATGGTCAACAAACCATTCATGGGAGCGTGGACTGAAACCGAGTGCGTGGATGACATCATCGAGCGCATCATCGAGGTGTGCGCCCCAGGTGTGCATAAGCGGCTCAAAAGGCTGTGCGAGATACACGAGTCGGAGTCCATACTGGAGCTGTTGGTGTTGCTTACCGATGCCCAGGTGATCGTCGATCTCGACGAGGCAAACCGTCAGGAGATTCAGCAGGCCGACAACATCATGAGCAACGGACGGGCGATGGTCTATGGAGCAAGAACACGACGCAAAAAGCATTATGATCCTGATACTATGCCACAACAGATCGTCTTCGAAGACTTCGACCGCGACATGGGAACAGAGCAACTTGACGAGATGGAGGGCTTGCACCATGATACCAGATGACGAGCCGTTCAAGTATGCGGAGCCACAAAAGCCCAGCAAGCCCAATCCAGAACTTGAGAAACAGTTAGATGCAATGGGATTCAGACCCTTTGGAATAGAATGGTAACACTAACAAAAGACAGCAAGGGCGACACATGGATCGTCACCCGCACCGACGCAGAAGGCTATCACCGCCAACTGAACCTCACACGCGATGACCTGTTGCACCTCATGGCTCTTATAATACAATCGGACGTATGAAGAAGAAAGTAAATCGCAATGCGAAGCACTTGATGTACATGTCACTGTTCAATACCAATGAGTGGCATGAACTGAGGGCGAGGAAGATTGCGGAGTGTCATGGGTTGTGCGAGAGGTGTAGGCGTGAGGGTATCGAGAAGGGAATATTGCCGGACGGTTATATCACGCCTGCCAAGACGGTACACCATATCCAGCCCGTGGAAGGGGTGGCGGATGAACCAGCCGAGACGCTGCTGGAGAGGATGAAGGCGAGGTGTTTCGACTACAACAACTTGATCCTGCTTTGTCCTGACTGCCACCATCGGACGCATGAGGAAATGAAGAGCCACTGGCGGCAGGCTTCACGAACGATGCCGAAGGATGAAGCGGATGGTGAGCGGCAACTGAAGATGAAGGCGTTTGCCGAGAGGATTGGCGGTAAGTATGAGCCGACGAAGCGGGGCATCCGCAAGACGCGGTTCGGATGGGTGACGAAAGATGAGTACAAACAAAAGACATCGGAGCAATTCGAGAAATGGAAACAACGATTGAACAATGGACCTAAAGACACTCAGGGAACGTCAGGCGTGGACGCTGACTCAAAAGATTGACCACTCGCTCGGAGTGATAGACCAGTTCGCCAGCCACTTCAATGGGCAGGTGTACGTGTCATTCAGTGGTGGCAAGGATTCGGTGGCGATGCTGTCACTCGTCGAGGTGATCATACCGCGAGTCAAGTGCATGTTCGTGATGACCGGCTGCGAGTCGCCAAGCGTCTGCCGATTCATCCGGCAACTGAAAGCCGAGGGTAAGGACATCGACATCGTGCGACCTCGCAAGACCTTGAAGCAAGTCTTTGCCGAATATGGTTTCCCACTTGTTAGCAAGAAGGTGAGCCACCAGATACAATGTGTCCGGCGCAACCCCTATTGCCAGTCGAGCCGCGAACTGCTCCGACGTGACAACAAATATTGCATCCCCGAACGATGGATGTATCTGCTCAACGAACCCTACGAGGTGAGTGCCCGCTGCTGCCACTGGCTGAAGCATCTGCCAGCCTACGACTACGGCAAGCAGACAGGACGGCACCCGTACATCGGACTGCTCGCACATGAGAGTTATCAGCGCACGCTCGGATATATCCAGCAAGGCGGTTGCAACTTCTTCGGTTCTGAGGGTAAGCAGCACCCGCGATCATTGCCCTTGGCGATATGGACCGACGAAGACGTGTGGGCATACATCCGCGACCGAGGGCTGACACTGCCCGACATCTACGAGAAGGGTGCGAGGCGAACAGGTTGCATGGGCTGTGGCTTCGGTGCCCACATCAACAGCGACGGCATCGACACCCTCAAGCGACTATGGCCTAAGTGGTACGACCTCATTATGAGTTACGAGAACAATGGCGTGACTTATAGCGAGGCCCTGAAGAAAGCAATCGACAAAGCACATGGAAATGATTCGAGTATATAAACTATTCCGACAGGAGGCCGACGGACTCCATCCGCTATTCATAGACAAGTTCGTATGTCTGCCGATGGGCGAATGGTTGGAAGCCAGGGCACCAAGCGACGATGCACTATCGTATGAGCCTGAAGGATATTCACTCATACATCTGTATCATCAGCGAGCGATGGAGCGACGAACCAAGAAGCCGACAGCCAAAGATGTGTGCCGTGCTTGCACAATGTTCTGCCGATGGGTACACATCACCACCGACAAGCGAGGCAAGCGACACTACCATGACATCGGCATCGGTTCCGATGGTCAGGTGCTCCGCTTTGCCCACCGTCCAGGCTGGCACTCATCTGCCACGCCATCGCTGCCAGCAGTTGACATGACGGGCAAGGTGTGGGCTGAATGCCTGATACCTGCCGATGACTACTACACCTTGCATCGCAACGTGAGTGGATTGAGCCGAACACATGAACCGATTGACTGGTACATCTCACTGAAACTGTTAATTGTGAAGACCCTGCCACAGCCCACCACACCAACGTAGGCGCGAGGCATATCGAGGACAAAGGGATACATCAACAACTTTTGAAACGCGCTTAGAAGCCACGAAAAGGGCATCATTCGCCCGAAATCCGCATCCATGCTAACCTGGGGGGTACTCTTTTTTCTTCAAGCCCTATTATTCCCAAAT